GTCGGTAAAACCTCCCCTCCTTTTTTATTTTGCACCGCCCTGAGGCGGCTCACGAGGCTTTTCGCGTCAATCGCGTCACCCTACGGCCATTTTCGTAGGGAGCATTGCGCCACAGCGGCGCCAGAGGCGTCGCTTAGCGCAACGTAAGCTCTTCAGCGAGCTGATCGAAAAGGGCATCCGTGAACGTCATCATTGCCGGGACCACTTTCACATCAATTGGTCCGGAACGGAACGTGAGAAGGTCGGTTATGATGGCGCCTGTGTCGGTCGCACGCATTTCGTACCGCGACGTCAATCGCATGATCTTTGAGACGAAACCCTCGGGGTCGCTCTTCGGGCGTACCGTGTCCATAAAAGTCACGAATCGCTCTTCTGCTTCTCGGCCACCGTAGTCGAAAACAGGCGTTGACTCAGTTGCCCGAGGCCGCTGGGAAATCAACAAATTGAACTTGGAGGTCGTCGGTCCAACCCACTGTGCGGTTGTGAGCTCAATGCTCGCGCCATTCGCGCCGGTAGTTGTCATGAGAAAACGCTGACAAAAACCTGGGGAGTTGGTGGTTGCGGTGTAGTTTGCATTGAAACCCCAGACATCCTTCCCAATAAACGCCATGCCAACAGTTGTAACCGTCGGCATGACATAGTTGGTATTGTTGCCAGTGCCATTCCAACCAAGCAACACATCGAAATCAGCGGCGGGAAAGTTGTCTGGAAAAAAGAAGGCAACATTGCTCTGTCCTTTAGGGAGGAACGTGCTCTCTTTTGCGAAGGTCCAAGCGGTACCCATTGGATTGCTGGCATCGACGCCGGTGGCTTCCAACTTGCAATACAAGTGCGACTGATTGCGCGCTTCGTCGGCACGCGGAAATGCCACGAGCACATCGTACGTGAGCCAAAGCTCGCCAATAATCACACCCGGGGCGGAATGACCACCCGTGGCAACTGTCATGTTGCAGTGATCATAAAAATTTTTGTCAGCACCGGTCGGAACTGGTCCGCCACGAATGTACTTCTTGGGTGTAGCCAAAATCGCTGGGTCACACTCAATCCAGTGACAGAAACTTTCGCTCGGTTTTCGTGCTACCGCAAATTCGCTTTGCAACATCTCCTTCTTCGAGGTGTATGCGGGATCGAACACGTTGTACTGTGAAGACATCGCCACGTATCCGAGTCCGACACTGTTAGAATACTCTGAACCTTCCGAGACAAAATCCAACATTGCACCCTGCATCTCATATTCTGTAAAACTGAGCATAGCGCGCGAACCCCACGGAAATGTCTCATTCATACCCGGGTTCAGTGGAAAAGTGACCGGCACAAAAGCGCTCGTCGTCGAATACAGATCACCGATGTATTCGCGGTGTGTGAACCGCGTGCGCTGTCCAATGGTGTGCATAGCCGGAACTTCATTGCACATCTCTCCCTCTGAAAAAGCCGCTGCGAGCGAGTTCATCTTTGGAAGACTCTGGTTCTTCAGGTCACTGGGCGTATAGTCACCCATACCTGACACGGCACTGATAATCGCCGGAGCGATATCAATTGCCGCATCAAGAGCGCCACCCCACCAATGTTCGTTTGGAGCGACATCTTCCATACCAGCGTTGGATTCTGCATTTGATAACCATGCGTTTGTAGCAGTGTTGGAGTTGCTCCGAGGGGCGCGCCGCCCACGGTTTGCACGGCGATGCCTCCTGGTGGCAAGCCGTTTTTCAAGCACTTGCTGACGTTTGAGCAAACGCTCTTCACGAGCGGACAAACCCCAGTCATTCTTGACGACACCACGACGACGTCGACGTTCCAACTTGGCTGCCAACTGTTCGGTGGTGCGTATGGTGCGCACAGATTTCTTCGGAGCTGGAAGCGGGCGCTGGGAGAAGGCGCGCCGTTGCTGTTCGCGCGCACGTCGCGCGTACTCCGCTTTCTTTGCGAAGTCGACGACGAAACCTTCACGAGGCACCTCAGCGCGAGATTCGCGCACCTTGAGCTCGACGGCACCAGACGACTTATTCCACGTCTGGTTTTTTGCGGTCTTCTTTGTTGTTTTTGTCTCATGCAACATGCGAGATAGTTTTAGGGCCTGCCCCCGCTCCAGAGAGGCCCACTTCGCGTTTCAAGCATAGTCAAACAACAGCTTCTCAACCACTGGGCTGGTGAGAAGTGTCGGCAACGTTTTGACCGTGTCGAGAAGGCGATGAAAATGTTCGATTTCATGTTGATCTATCCCATAGCGCATATATATAAGCAAAGTGACGCGCGGCAAATCCAAAGCCGACGCGGCGGCACGAACAACGATGCGATTGGCTTTGTGAGACAAATCCACATCAGTATATTCGCCCAGCCGCTTCATGGTAGCCAAAAAGGGGCCCAAAATCGGGTAATCATCCGGCACAACGCCAGGAGAGGAAGCGAGCGCGTAGCACGTGCGTGCGGCCGCCACGGCAAGAGTCTCGTTGGGGAACAACTCGAGCGGGTTGCGCAAGATCTTCCCAATTTTCAATACCATGCTCGGCAATGGCAGCCAATGGTACGAGCCATCAAGCAATAGCAGCCACCAACCCTTCAAAAAGGTGCCCCCGTCGACCTCGGTAAAATATCGCGTCTTCAAACTAAAACCGAGCCGAGCTGACACCTCAGAGGGAGTCATGAGCCCGAGATTCTCGAACAAATACACGCCGTCTTTCACATTGCGGGACGAGTTACCCCAGGTGGTCGAACCTTTCCCGGACTGCATCTGCGGCTCAGTACGAAACCGAATCTGCAGCCGCAGCAGCCGAGTTGCAATACGTATGTTGAATGGAAGTTTTACTGAGTAGGTCTCAGTCTTTGCTTCCTGAGCAGTAAAACCGATCGCCTGCAAATCGGCTTTGTCCGCTTTGAGCGCGGCGCGGCCCTGCGTCGAGTCATACTGTGTATAGTCATTTTCGAGAAAAGCCGGATCAACAAACGGATTAGGCCCGATCTTCGTCCAATTGTCATCTCCAGCCACCACAAAATAGTGACCCTCAGGATCATTAACGATCTGGGCAAAAAGATTGTCGAGCATAGCGCCATTGTACCCGCTGGCAAAAACAAAGTGCACGTCGAACACGTACCCGGATACATGGGTGACCGGGAAAGTATTGCGCTCGGACCACACGTCGTGTAAATATTCAGTCACGATGTGGTTCATAACCGTTGCCGTTGACAAAGCCTCGGGAGACAATTGGACGATCGCACGGGGCTTCACCAACAGCGGCGGGCCGCGCGGATAAATCACCTCGTTGTGTTTCACTGAGACGCTAACCGAATCCATATCTTCGAATCCGTTGAGCAACTGCTTGTCACGAGCGTTCTGCAACCGGCGGCGTTTCACAGGCTCCATCTTGCGGATTGCATCTTCAAAGACCAGATCTTGTGTGATGGGTGTCACGAAGAACAGATCACGACACCGCGTGTGCAATCCGGCCCAGACCTCAGCATCAGGGGTCTCACGCAACGGAGCCATCGTGCGATGCACGAGGCAATTGAGCAAATTGATGGGGCTGGAGGATGGTCGCACAAAAGGATAGGAATGTCCGTCAATGTATCCCGCTGGATCGTCATCGCGTGGTTCAGCGAGAACGACACACAACAGCGGGTAGATACGGCCCTGTTCGACGTAGTGCTCGTGCGAATAAGCATCGAGCATCTCGCCGGCCTGGACAATATCGACCGCTTGACCATCAACCTTAATACGCAGAGTTTCTTCAGCATCTGGACGCAATGGTGCATTTGCAAAATGCCCACTAACGCTCTTCCACGTGGCGCCCAGTGAAACGGCGAACGCCGCGCAGGACGTGAACCCGGCGCCGTATAGCCACGCCAGAGGTGACATTGAGGACATGGCACACGCATTTGCACCAGAGGCAGCGCAACAGGTGGCGGGCAGAGAGTGCTCGTTCGCGCCGTACCAGGAGGCCATGTTAACGGTATTCCACGCCATATGGATTCCAACCCGAAGGCCCCACATGCGCGTACGCAAGCTCTCGGGGGCCTCGGGGCGCGGGGTAAGCGCCATCATGGCGCTATGAAATACGAGCGACAACAAACACCCGAAATACTCACCAGTCATCAATTTGGCAGCCGGCTCAAGGACCATAGTCATGGAAAAAGCCATTTTTGGCAACCACGATCGCAGGGTCTCTTCAACGAGTGGCATGATGACACACGCGTCAATCGCTATAGCCAAAGTATTCAAAGTCGCTGCCTCGGGTTGCATCGCGCGGGTAATCGAACCCCACGCTTCACCCGCACGCGCCCAGAACCGCTGAAAAATACCCAGGGTGTTTGGCCCGTGCGTCGAAATGGCTCGCGTCCACCGCGTAGCCTGGGAAGCCAAAGTAGCAACCGCTGATGTGGAATCCATACGCGACAAATTCACGCGCAACAACACCAGAGCGCCAAAAGCTACGACTGCGGCGCAATATGGCAACCACGAGCCAGCAGCAGGATCGCCCCCCGCTCGCGCAACCGCCAGCCGTTCGTTGAAATGGCGATACACATTCGCGTCATGCACCGCAGCGCGTGCCACTTCAGGTTTCAACCCATAAAGAACCGCACGCGTAGTTCCCTGAGAAATGCGCAACGACGCTTGCCAAAACCCTGCTCGCTCCTTCATACGCTTGTACAGTGTACACATCGCCATCTCGCTATGGACTGCACTCACGGCAGAATCACGGGTCTGAGAAGTCGTTACTTTCGAAGCATACAAGGGGGCTTTCATGGCATAAATGCGCGTGTCGACCCACTCGACCGCTGGGCGCGGTTCGGACAAATAGTCAGGAAACCACGAGTACAACTTGGCTTGCAATGTGCTGAGAATGCTCTCGTCGTCAGTGAACCGCATCTCTTCAACACGTGAAACACCAGCCATGAGTTGGTTCGGAGCCAACGCGACCGCATCAAGCGGGTCGCGCGCAACGGAAAACAGCTTGTACGGTCCGAACTGGCCCAAATCGGCAATCGACAAGTTGCGATACGACCGATGTGCAAAAAGCCACTGGCAATCGGGGTGGAGAGCGTACGAAACGCCAGTTGGGTCGGGCGAAAAATGCACAAGGTTGCGCTGCTCAGTGTCGCGGACCCACAGCCCCTCATCATACAGATCAGAATCTTGCCCGACGAGCCCCGCAAAGTTCCGCAAGAGCACATAACCCCGCGCAGAACGGGCGTGGTCACACAGGGACAACAGGCCCGCGGGGGTGAGGGCATCAGCGTATGATGCAGTGTCCTGAAAGACATCCTGTATCAAAAACGAGTCATATCCATCAGGCACTGCGCGTCGGTGAAAATCACGTGCCGCGTCGCCCTGAACAGCGAACCCAGGAGCGGACACGATATGCAAGTTATACGGCTGCGGGTATGCAAACATGATCGCATTCCGATCACCGCCATAATAATCGAGCAACGTGTACGCCATAACACCTGCTGGAACAGCGCGCTTGAGACACGACCGCACGGCCAAAGCCCGATATGCCGCAGAAACAGGGTGCGCACAACCAGTATCTGCCCGACCTGGCACGGCATCCATTTGCTCCAAAAGCCGCTGGACGGGCACCGGCACAGACGGAGCAAATGCAACCCGGGTGCGCTTGATCGCTTCGCGCAAATCTCGGAAGGGAAGCGCAGCTTGCTGGGCCTGGTGCGCCACAGCATACCCAATGGCTTGTGGCGCGGCATCACCGGGCGGAACGACAGGTGCGGGCGCAATCGGTACATTGGGGCCATTGTGCGGAGGCGTGGGAATGGCCGCACCGCCACCGACCACAGTGGTGCATGCATCTGTGGTATGCATTACGATGCCACCGGTTTTTTCCTGTGGCACATCGCGTTCGATGGCCGCAAAATACGCATCGGCAGGCTGTTTCCCATCATCGTCCGAAACGGAAGGCTCCGTTTTTTCGGGACATTCACGGGACGCGCCCTCATCTGCAACATCCGCGCTCGGAGTCTCGGTAAAGAACGGGGACTCGTACTGCAACGAGGCGCGATAATCGGGCTCAATAACATCCACCGAGACTAGATTGCTCGGGGTGAGCTCGAAGTTGCGCACGGCATTCAAATATTTCGAGCCTTTCACTGCCGAATTCGGCGCGACAAGAAACATACCAAGTTGCCGCGTGAGGATCTTGTCCATGGCCGCGCACGTCGTGTAGTGCGTTTTCGCGTCATACTTGGTCCAGTGAGTACGCCCGCCCTCAAGGAATTCGTACACAAAGTGCTCAAAATTCAAGAGCATATGTGAGTCATTTGCACTAGCGTCATGCTCTTGTACCAGTATGTAAGACATAGGAGGCATGACGTTGCGCAGATGCGTCAGGAACTCAACTGGATCCGGCATATGGTGCAGCGCCATCGAAACCAAAAAGATGGTAGGAACGGTGAACTTCATGGACCGAAACGCTATTGGCTGCGTGAAGGGGATATGCTGTGCGCGCTCATCGCGGTTATCACCCAGATCGACGTGGACCAAAGAAGTGGCACCGATGTCTTCCGCAAACCGCAGTGAGGTCATTCCATCACCGCAGCCTATGTCGAACACCTGGTACGACCCGGGGTGGTCGATATATTTCACGAAAACGGCCGCTTTATGCGCGGGTCCGCCGTCGTACGGTTTCCAACGTTTTTTCACGGGGAGGGACGTAGAGATCCGCGTAAAGATCTCTGCCCACGTGCCGTGTAGCTGCAACCGCGTAACACGTGTTGCGACCTCGAGCAGCTTCTCGCTAAGTTGCCCCTCGGCAGGAAGCCCACGGGTGAGCTGTTCTGCGTACGCTAGAGAGATGGGCTTGGTTCCCGCACGGCTCTTCTCTCGCTTTGCTTTACCACTCGAGGAACTCTCGGTGGTTTTTGTGCTTGTTTGTGTTTGCGACGAATGTTTCATGTTCCCTAATGGTACTGAAAC